TGGCCTGCCATGTATCGTTAGTGGGAGAAAGTCTAAAAATACTTCCGCCCATTGTGGGGTCCTCGACCCAGCCGCCGTCTGGTCTTGCGTGTAGCTCAATAAAATCTGAATTTAGTGAGTACACCGTGTCGTCTTCGACGAACCTCTCGGCAATGACCGGAATCGGTCCGGTATCGGCCATGAACTCAAGAGCCTGGAACGAGAACTTACCACGCGGGCCTTCGTTCCTGCTCTCGACAATCATGTAGCGCTTCTGGTCTTCAAGCTGATTGAGCAGTTTCCTGTACTGCACAAAGCTCGTCACAAACATGTCGTGATTCTCACCAAACGCATATTTGAGGTCCAGCGCTTGCTGGTTCAAAAGGTCCGGAGTAATACCGACTGCTAGTGCCGTAAGCTGCGACGGTGACTGCCAGCGGTAGCCGACGGCGACGTTGTAAAGGTTGCCGGTGGTGGCAAGGAGCACACCACGAAGCCCAGTAGCGTCGTTGCCTCGGCTGTTTTGCATGTACACATCCAGAGAGGCCAGGCCGGTCAGGTTGTACGTGCCTACAGTCTGAGTAAGCGCCACGGTAGCCGTAGTAGCCGTCGCCGTGGGATTAACCGCAGTGACTTCAAACTCAGCACTATTGGTGCCGACGTTCACATAGTCTCTGATTTCCCAGTTTGCCTGCTTCCAGATACCGACCGCCAAGGTCCTATCAAAGGTAAGCGTATAGGTACTACCTACGGCTGTAACGGCTGTTGCGTTACAGGTGCCAAGACGCCCATTTCCGCCAGCGCCGGTGACGGCGAGGGAATCATTAAAGAGCTGACGCGAGAGATTTCTCTGCCACGCCTGCACACCCCTCTTAACTGGTTCTTTACTGAGTCTAACGAAGCTCCCTTCATCCGTTTGACTTGCCTTAATTGCCTCATTATCGACCTCAATGATGGCATAGAGCTTTTTCGCGGTGATGAGCATCCGCTGATAGCTTGTGACGTTCGCACGAGGAATAACCCCAGTGCCTACGCCGCCGCCGAAGGAAGTTGGAACGGAGATAAGTGCCTGGTCGCCCACGAACTCATCGTTACGCTTGATTTTAGCAAGAACCACGTTCTCGCTGTTGAACATGTCACGACTCATGCGGATGTATTTTGTTTTGAATACACCGGTGGCCGTGGTTAAATTATAGTTGGCCATAAAATTAACTCTCCAAAAAAGTTAGCGATAAAGGGTCCGATAACCCTTGGGAGCCTGACGATAGAGGAAGTCCTCTTCCTCCTTGTCGTACCCCGTTTGCTTCTCTTTTTTGGTCGAGCTGGCCTCCTTGGGCTGAGATTTCAGGTTAGATTTCTCAGCTTTGCGATTTAGGTTCTCAACCACGGAGGGAGCCGCTTGTTTAGTGACTCCGCTTCGTTCGATGATTGCCACAACATCCTCTACATCAAACTCAGGATGCGTGCTGGTCAGTTTGCTGACCTCGGCTAAGAGATTCTGATCATCGATTTTCAGTTTCTCCGCCGCTTCTTGTACCTTCACTTCGTTACGGTATGCCTTGACGTAGCGCACCACATCTTGCGGTTTGATGTCGTCTACGTTGGCAAACTCTTTCCCCTCACCGACTTTGTGTTGGGCCATGAGGCGAAAGTGCTCACCGAACTCATCATCGCCAATCCCATTCTTCTGTTGAAGCTCACTAACGGTTGCCTTGAGTTGGGCAAGCTCGGTCTGTTTCTGCTGCTCCTCAAGTAACCGCTTATTAGCCTCCTCAAGAGTTTGGGCTTTGCGATCTGCGAAGTACTTATCCCGCTGCTCGGGGGTCATCTTTGAATAGACTTCTCCAACCTTGTCAAGCTGATTGAAGTAAGCCTTTTCAAATTCAACTGGGTCCAAATCTGTATTCACCGTTGCGAGCTTGGCAAGAGCCCTTATTCCGGTCACGAAATCACCGCTTCGAGTAACTTCCAGCACCTTGCCTATCTTGTCTTTGAAACTTGCCTGGTCATGTTCCCAGCGCTTCTCCCGGGCGGAGACGTGACCAACTCGCTGGTCCATCTTGCGGTTAAATTCCTCTTGGGTAACGTACGCACGGATGGCATCTTTCGTTTTAAACGAAACGTCTTTCCCGTTAATCTTTTGTACGAACTCCGCCTCTTCCGGCACCTCAATTTCTTCAGTGCCGAACTTCGCCTTTAGCGCCTTTGGCTTTTCTTCGATTACTGGTTTTCTTGTATCCGGCTCTTCGTCTGGAACTTCTTTCGGCTCGGGTTTTGGCAAGTCCTTGGCAGCTTCGGCTAGCTTCTTAGCCGCCTCGACTTTGGGGATTTCCTCTTTAACCTTAAGCTCAACTTCAGCTTGGTCGCTTAGGGATTCAGCGCTTGATTTTACCTCCTCATCGTACATGGACAAAAGCTCATCCGGGGTGGTGGACTTAGGAAGCGCAGTTGGTGCTGTTGAGGCAACGGTTTCTACATCACTCATTGGACGGGGCCTACAGGCGGCATATTAGGTACTGGAGGAGGTGCCACCGATGCCCCCTGGTCCAGAGGTGCCCCGTTGTCTAGTGGCGAAGGACTAAGAACTCCGGTAGCGTCCGGCTGTGGTCCCCCGGATGGTGCGCCTTGCGCCATCGGCATACCCATAAGAGGAACCGGCTGTTTAAGTACTAAGGGAAATTCCGGACAGGTTATTATCAGCTTTTGAGCAAATGAGGGGTTTCCCATCCTAAGCTGCGCACCGAGTGGAGAGGTAACGCCGTACGCTTTTTCAAACATCAAATACTCAGTCACGTATAGGTGTTCTTCTAGAGCTGCTTTGCGCTCCGGAGGCCAAAGCTCCTTGTATTCCCTCGACTGTGGAGCCTGCGCATGAATCTTCCAGTGCGTTACCAAGTCTTCCGTCTCTGTAGGAGGAGACACCGGACGGCCCGCCTGGAAGTCATCGTTTTCGCTCTGAGCGCAGCGGGTAGCTCTTGTTACTATGTCCTTAAACTGCTCACTTGCCGTAAGGTCGAGAAGCTGTACGAACTGCTCACGCGAGATAGGTGCCATAGGATCGAATCGGACCTGCATGAGTTCGGTAATTTCATCAATTCTTGCAGCCGGACTCTGTGATAGAGCCGTAGTGTTTTCAATTCTAATATCATAGGGTTTGGAAAGGTTTGCAGATTGGAACTGTCTGATTTTATATTCGTTGTCCTTGCCAACAATACGAGCAAGACGGCCATCAGAGTCATCATAAAATGTGCCCGCAACAGATAAGCTCATACGAGCGTTATCGACCAAGGCCACGTTATTGTACTTAATGGCGGTAATGTAGGCGCGCTTATCTTCCTGCTCCTCCAAGACCCGTAGCGCCTTAGCGGCTCGTACGCCCGAGGGAGCCTCGCCGCGACTCATTGTGAAAATACCGCTTAGTTTTTCTGCTGTTTGCTCTAGCTTATCTAGGTAAGAGAAAAGCTCCGGTGCGATTGCCGACTGAGTGAGTAAATTAGGAGGCACCCCGCCCGAGTAACTAACGACGGTAGACTCATTTAAGAGTTGCTGCATATCGCAAGAACCGTCCTGGATTACCAGTTTAGGGTGCGCATAGAGCACAAGGCTCTTGTAAATTAAACTCGCTACTGCGTTTATCTGGTGCTGCAAGGGAAAAAGCTGCTGGAAGAAGCTCATGCCGCGAATCTGGTCGGGCACTTCGATATCAGCGAGATAGAGACGCGGAATCTGTCCATGCTCGTACGGCAAGTCCGTGTTTTCGAGCACCACACCCTTTAAGCGCCGGATGTAGCGCCCTTTCTCCATAAACTCCGTGGAGCGCTGATAAAGGTCGTACACCACCACCTGATTTTTGAGGCGCGCCACGTCCAACCTGTAGCCCGTATACAGGTGATTAATATCCATGTCAGAGCGAATCTTTTCCGCCTTATCGGGGTACTTGGCTCGAAGATACTCGATATCTTCCAAGTGCCAGCGGATAGTCCACTCAATATTTCTGCGATTACGGCACGGCTGATCAAACACATGCCACGGAGGCTCCACGAGGTACTCGATTTCCCCGACATGGACCGTCTTGTCCATGTTCATGGGCTCACCCTTTTCGTTCTTAACGGGCAGCCCCTTGGAGTCCAGGATCGGCACCGGACGCCCCTGCGTCTTTGCCTGTATCCAGTCCGGATGCACATCGCCCTTTGTGGGGTTCCAAAGGATAAAAAGATGGGCCTCTCCGAAAATCTTTAGAGAACGCACGTACTCCTGGAGCACCTCGTCTATTCGCTGGGAGTACCAGATGTAGTCAAGTACGTCTTTTGCGATTTTTGCATCATCTGCGTCCTCCTGCTCTGAGTTTGCGGGGTAAATCGCAACGGCGGGCCTGTAGCGCGTAAGTCTAGAGCACCACTGCGTTACAAAGTCAGAGAGATGGTTAATTACGACCCTCGGGTTTCTTGTATTAGGGAACCCCTGACGGTCAAGCACCCTATTTGCCTGCCTATCCGCGCTAATCCAGTGGATGCCCTTGTAGAGAAGGAGATTATCCAGCGCAATTTGAAAATAATCGCGGTAAAAGTCCTCGCACGCATGGACGGCGTTATCAAACCACTTTTCTACCTCTTCCGGGTCATCAATATCCTTAATCGCCCAGAGAGGACTTATCGCCTTTTCGGAAAATTCTAAATCGTCGAATATACCCCGGTGTTGGGGGCCTATTCCTGACATTACTGATTCACTTCATTCCTTTTTTGTGCGTGTGCTTCCACTTGGTCGAGGAGGTCCTGCTCTTCGTCGGATAAAATAGGACGAAGCCAATCAAACGAGCTGGATTTACCAAATAGGGTATCAACATCCTTCTTGGCAAGCTCATTTTTCGTCATCTGCTCTTTAGATAGAAACCTCGGCCTAGTAACTAAGGTCTTTTGAATAGCGACTACTCCAAGATTTGCAGTAGAGGCGAGATTAAACGCCCGATCTGCAAGTTTCTCAGCGATAGCCGTTTTAATTTTAACCTTATCCAGTGCGCCCATGTATTTTTTATGGCACTCGTTGCCGACGTGTCCCCAAGTTCTTAACGCATCAAGAGAATACTTATACATTTTAGCGCCCTGGCGTCTTTGCCTACGAAGTAAATCGTAGCCCACGAAAATTAAGCACAGATTAATGATAATACTCAGCGTAAAGATCATTCGGGGTAATCTCCAAAGACGTTTGCACTACTTCATCCGCCCACTCATCGATATCTAGCTTCTGCGCCAGTGCACGCGGGCCACCGGGCGATGCGATTATGTCGGAATCCGCCTTCTCAAGCAGTTTCCATCCGCTAAGCTGCATGAGGTATTTTAGGCAGTCTACAAGGTGGTTGTTTTTCTCCGGGTATTTGCCCTCTTCGTCGGTAACGTAGGACTCGATTTCCCAGCGCAGCCAGTAGCAGCGCTGCGAAACGGTAAGCGACCCTGAGTTTGCCATCAACATCTTGATACGCGAGATGTCGTCTTCTTCTTTTGTATTATGTTTTTGAGAAGGGATGAGAGAAACGTGATAATTTGCCTGCACTTCGCGCTGAAACCACGCCGCAGCTTCATCATAGACACGCTTCCAGGAGCGCTCCGGCGCGTTAGGGTAGAGTTCATCCTCTTTCTTTCGTATTCTTTCCCAAATAGCCCTGGTATCGGTTCGCTGCCTGTCTTTTTCATAGATTTCATCCAAGATAAAGACTTGCTGAGTGTAGGGATTATAGGCGGCAAATAGGACCGCAAAGCAGGTGGAGGTGCCTGGGTCGCAGATGGTGTACCAGCGAATCTTGTGCCGGTCGTGTTCTAGGTAGCTTGTCACCACCTGGTGGGTACGCACATGCACACGCGGGTTCCATTTCGGAAAAACGATATCCTCACCGCCGAAAACCATTTTGCCTTCGTACTCTCTGTACCAGATAACCTCGTTGTCCGAGCTTAAAAGCTCCTTCCGGGTCTTGGCTAGCTCGTCCTTATCGATAGTCGGGTTTAATTCCGTAGGAAATTCATAATAAACCTTTGTGCAATCTCCCTCCGCAATGGATTTTTTGAGCAATTCCCAGAACTCAACATAGTACGCAGAGCGTTGCTTAGGCGGAGTTCCATAGATAATGAGAGCGCTCTGCTTGGCAAGTAAATTGGGCTGCATGACCGCAAGGTGGAACTCTTTGGAGTGATTTTGAAACTCATCGTAGATTACCAAATTAGGCTTAATGCCTCTCAAACCGTCGTAGTTTTCGCAGCCCTCGACACAGATAAACGAGTTGTTCGTAAACACAAGCCGCTGCTCTCCCGTGCGCACATCTGACACGTACTCAGGAGGCGGATAGGAGGGCAGCCGCCCCGAGGCCCAGTAAATTTCTTTGCCCTGTTTTCTCTCCGGAGTAATGATGTAGGTCATAAATCCCGGAGTAAGAATGGAGGCTACCGTTGCGATAAAGAGCGCGCTCTCGGTCTTGCCGCATGAGCGGCCCCACTGACTCATAATGACGCGCATACCGCGCACGAAATAATCTTTTGCAATCTGAATCTGCGCTTGATGCAAGGGCCGGTGATGGATGTTGTTAATCCGCTCATAGATGGCCTGCATCACCTTGGCGTGACGCCCTATCGCAGCAAATTCATTTGGCATCGGGCAACTTTGGGTACTCAAACACAGGGTCTATCTTTGAAAGCTCCTGGAGAATGATTCGGGTTTCTTGATAGCCTATCTGCTTGACTTCGATATTTTCAGTACTCTGGCCAAGCTCAAGGCGGATTAGATTATTTAGGTCGGTGATGATGCTTGACAAGTGCTTTAGGTCGGAGACACTTTGCACCATTTCCTTTCTTCGTTCCGGGTCGGAGAGTTCTTGCAAGCACTCGTTTAGGATATTAAGCGTCGTGCCTACGATATTTTTAAGCGTGGGGATTTTTTGTTTAAAAACCTCCTTGGTCACCTGCTTAATAGTGTTATCAATTTCTATTTTACATTTATTTGCGCGCAGTACCTTATCAACAAACGCTTCCGGATAATTAGAGCGTGCGATAATCTCATCACGCCTTAGGCCCTTCTGAAATGCGCGGATGACGTTTGTGCGCATCCGCTTTTGTTCGTCCGGGCTAAAGTTTTTTGGGTCTGCCACGAGTACCCTTTATTTCTACGAGATTGGTGGCCGGTGCCGCTTCCGGAGGTGGAGAGAGCACCCCCTGGAGAAGCA